GCTATAAGCTCGGGAAGAGGATAGTACGGAAGTTTCCTTCCGTGTTCCATGGGTTGCTCAGCAATCAGGCCCCTTGTGGGGTGAAAGAAAGTTTTCTTCTCTGATATTTGAGTTCCTAATGAACCGTGATGCCTATGGAAGGCTTCACGACGTTCCCTCTTCATCCTGGGGGCGGCACAGTCATCACCGACCAATTCCGCCACCAGGTCGCCTTTCCGTAAGTGAGGGTGTCGAATTACCCGTTCTTCCTTAGAATAAGGGAAGTCTTGCAGCGCAAGTTCGCCTGCAAATATCGACACCAACATCAACGGTGGAAAAGATGTGGGATCACCCATCATCTGTCCCGTCGTTGTAATTACTCCGGGAAGGCAATTCAGGTCATCTAAATAATCATCCCAACTTGTGATGATCATATCAGCATGACCTCCTCCCAGTCGCTCTAGCTCCGGTCTTTTATTGGTATAAATACCAAAATCAGTAAGGAGAGGCGCGGCTGGGTACTTAGCGAGTAAGTCTTCTGGCATAAGATCGAGCTGGCCGCACCTAAGAAGTTTCTTAGGCCCGAACAGCTTGTTGAACCATTTCTGATATGGCTTCAACCTAGGATCGTAGTCCACAAGCTCCTCATAAACCGTCTGGGTTAGCCACTGTGCATGTTTGTCAGTGGCTACGGTGGCATCAAGGGAATCCCATGGTCCCACCTCACCCTTAAGGTTTATCCCGGTTTCGGAGCCAAGCGCGACGGAGCATCGGGGATCACGTATCATAACGTGGTCGAGTACTCGCCGAAGGATCTGTTGCACAAGGTTCGCTGCAGTAAGACTGCAGGTCGGATACCTTGTTTTCAGGCCCTTCTCTTCAGCTTCTATCGGGAGAATGGGGAGGAATTCGATACGATCCATAACGTATTCGACCCCTACCCTCAGATAGCGCTGGAAAAAAGTAGTAAGATCGGGGAGAGTCCGTTCCAACTCTTCCCAATTAGTATCAAAGATACTAGCAATTCCCTTCTTATGGCCTGACAGGGACTGGGAGATAAGCTCCAAGTAACTGCCATCGTCTTGATCGGCGTCGCCCAATGGGTAGACGCCAGGAGTTGCCATACTACGACGTTTGATTAAGGCGTATCCTAATAATATTAGGAGCTGGACTCCTTTGTTATGTCCGCCTTGTGCGCGAGTGAGGCCAATGGCCCCACTCCCACTAGGCATCGTAAACAAAGCCGCCGGCTTATTGCTCGGTCCGAACCGTGCAATATAACGCTTAACAAACGACCGCCAACCCGGATGTTCAGGTAACGGTTGTTCAGTCAATCTACTGAACAAGCCCGACATACCATCCGGGGCTGGAGGCGCGGGTGGCAAGCCGCGTGCTACATAGCTCACGAGCAATGCCACCCGTTTTTCCTCTACAACTAACAACCTGCCCCCTGGGCGTGGTCCTCCAAAGTACCACGCTCTGTTAGCTTGCGCAACGGCTTTGAGCCGCTGTGCCGCTTCGAGAGGACAGGAGATCAGCTGGGACCGGAATCGGTTAACTCCCTGAAGTTTCATGGAGTTCATTCGCCAAATTCCGTATCTTTTTAGAGATTCTTGCCTTGCTACTTGGTATCCAACTAGCAAGGCATCCCACGCTGCTCGCATGAATCGTAGGACTTCCAAGTTTCGGTAATACCGTTTAACTTTCGAATCACTACGGTCCATTTTCGCTGCTCGTTTGAGTATATCCTCAGCGTACTGAGTATAGAACTCTTGAACAGATAGCGACGGGTTTCGG